GTGAGTCTTAGACCCACAACTGAGGACAAGGTTTCAACTAATTTAGATCTCTTAATTGAGTTCTTAGTAGTTGAACGTAGAAGAAAGGATCGACAGTTGAATTATATTAACAGTAGCCACAAACTAGTGGTGCTGTTGATTTTCATCCTCATCTGCCTTGTTCTGGCAGGTTTTGGATGTCTTGGTGTGTTTATGCTAATATCTAACTAGCATAGGCCCATGTCATTGGCTAAGGAAACCGACCTCTATTTAAGGAGGCAGTTTGAAAAGCCTGACATTGCTCTGGAAAAAGATAGCCGAAGATTTGGCTATCGGATGTCGCACTAGCACCACCAAGGATTATGAACTAATCCTAGGTCGGTCTAAACACGAGGGGTTATCGTTTCTCACGATAACCTTACCTACCTTTGGAAAGGACACCCAAAAGTGTCTTGACCGCGGGTTTGTAGCTCACGACATGTTCCAAGGTTTTTCTTGGCATGCAGGTCTCCCCCAATTTCTTGGAGGTTTCCTTGAGCTTGTGTTTGACCGTAATAGCGGTGTGTTACTGGATGAACCAGACATAGAAGCAATCCTCGCCGTAAGACAATTGACTTTGATCTTCGGCAAGGTTCTCTTCCCTTGCAGTGATGCCAGGGTTAGAGAGTCTATGAATGATTATGTCCAGTGTGACGAGGAGGTCAAGGGTGTTGACTCCCGCCTCGATTCTCTCGATTTGAGAGAATTTAAGCGAATGTCTCACCTATTGTTTCGTGATCTTTTCTGCGTTGTTGATCGAGAGATCCACAACTTGGAATTGATACCGAAACACGGTCCAGGTGCCACAGCCGATAAACTTCGCGGTAACGCTAAGTTTAAAAGCATGGTCTGGACCGATCGTCTGGAGGAGTACTTTCCTTCTTCAGATTACCTTTACCCTAATGCCCGTTTTATTGGACATGAGGATGAGGTTGACCACCTGGAACCCGGTTCTGAGATCCCTGTTAAAGTGATCCCAGTTCCTAAGACGCAATTGACACCACGGATTATTGCAATTGAGCCGACCTGTATGCAGTATGCACAACAGGCCGTCCTTGATAGCTTTAACCGCGCGATCTCGAATTCTTTTCTTCGAGATTTGATCGGAACTGAATCCCAAGAACCTAACCAGCTCTTGGCTCAGAAGGGATCCTTAACTGGATCCCTTGCAACACTCGACTTGAGTGAGGCTTCTGATCGTGTGTCTAATCAGCTAGTTCGCACTATGCTCTCTTCGAACCCCGAATTGCTAGGGGCTGTAGAAGCGTGCAGGTCGCGAAAGGCTGATGTGCCTGGACATGGCGTTATACGCCTATCCAAGTTTGCGTCTATGGGTTCAGCTCTATGCTTTCCTATTGAGGCCATGGTCTTTTTGACCCTGTGCTTCCTTGGGATTGAGCAAGAGCTTAACACCCGTTTTGCCAAGATATCAGATTTGACTCGATATCTTGGTGAGGTCCGAGTCTATGGGGACGATATCATAGTTCCCACTGACTCTGTGCATTCCGTTGTCCACGTTCTGGGACATTTTGGTGCCCAGGTTAATGTGGCCAAGTCCTTCTGGACCGGTAGGTTCAGAGAGTCTTGTGGGAAGGAGTATTACAATGGCTTTGACGTTAGTATTGTCAGAGTCCGGCGTAATTTTCCTTCTACACGGAAGCACGCTTCTGAGGTTATATCGCTTAACTCCCTCCGCAACCAACTCTATCGAGCTGGTTGTTGGGGTTCTGTTAAGTGGTTGGACCATCTACTTACAGGGATACTTAAATGGTATCCTTTCGTAGATGAATCCTCCTCAGTTATAGGTCGCTACTCCTTTCTGGGTTATGAAACTCAGCGAGAATGTGAGAACCTGCATTCCCCCTTGGTTAAGGGATATGTGGTTTCCTCTAGGATACCGTCTGATCCATTAGACGGTCCTGGTGCCTTGCTTAAGTGTTTGCTTAAACGCGGCGGACAGCCATCCGTCGACAGTAAACACCTAGAGCGTGCTGGACGCCCTCGGCGCGTCGACATCAAGCCGAGATGGGCCTCTCCCTTTTAGGGAGAGCGTGAATTAATTTT